TCCGGTGGGTTCCGATTAGCGTTAGCCTCGGACTGGCAGGAGTGCCAGATATAGGCGAGTGCGGTATCCAAGTTCGTGTTCATGTGGTATCCTTCTTATGTTTCATGGAGTTAGTGGAGAGTACGAATGAGTTATGCGATTTTGCAGGCTGCCCTCCGTTTGGCAGAGGTTGGTATCCCGGTATTCCCCACCAGTGGGAAGATGCCGGTAACGATGCACGGTTTTAAGGACGCGACCACGCATCGTAAAACGATCACGGATTGGTTTGAGCACACGGATTACAACGTAGCGATCGTACCCGCTTCGGCTGGTTGGCTTGTTGTTGATGTCGATCTAGGTGCCGATCCTGATTTGGTGAGCCAGTTACCACCAACGTTTACGGTTCGTACACCGTCTGGTGGTCATCATTATTATTACGATGATGAGGGCCTGGGCGAGATAGGAAATGCGAAACTCGCCGCTAGGGTTGATATCCGTCATGCAAGCGGATACGTGCTCGTGCCACCATCGGCGGGGTATGTTCAGATTGATCGTCGTGATCCTGTTCCTTTGCCGAAATGGGTGAGTGAGAAGCTTGCACATAGATCGGAGGCTCCGACCCATGTGGAAGGCTCTCCGGTGGCTGCTGATGAGCTTATTGCCACTTTGAGCAGGATTGATCCCGGATGCGATTATAACGCCTGGGTGCGCGTCCTGGCGGCGATAGCGGCTACTCCATGCTGCGCAGACAAGGCAGCGATAGCGTTAACATGGTCGAACGGGGGTTTTGGTTTTAGCGCCGCTGATGTACCAGCTAATGCGTGTGGCTGGGATTACGACATGGAGACGAAGCTTGCCTCGTTTGGTAGCGAGGGAGTGGGTTACGGGACGCTGCTATATCTGGCTTACCCACCAGCGACAACAGCGATCCCTGATGATTTGAATGCGGATAGGTTTACCGCCGAAGCCTGGCTGGCTCGCGACGATCTTGCTGAGCGGGAGCAGTTGATCGGTCCCATAAGCAAAACATCAAGAGTGATGCTGGTGGCACCGACAGGAGTAGGCAAAACGCACGTGGCGATGGCGATAGGATGTAGTATAGCAAGTGGGAAAGCATGGCTGCCTCATTGGAATGTACCGTCGCCTGAGAGAGTGCTGTACATCGACGGTGAAATGCCAGCAACGTTGATTAGGGATCGGATTAAGGAAGCGGTCGGACGAGTGGGAGTTGAAAATCTCCAAGGTAGGCTAACGTTTCTCAATTATGCGGATTTCCTATCCGAGCTAGGTGGCTTCCCAGCGATGGAGAGTGTGGATGGTCAAGTTTTTATCGACGATTGGCTGAAACAGACTGGAGCGAAGTTTGTGATCTTCGACAACATACAGAGTTTGACCATCGGGGATATGAAGGAAACGGATAGCTGGAGAATGGTGCAAGCTTTTTGCCGTAAGTTAACGGATCAAGGGATCGGGCAATTGTGGGTGCACCATGCTAACAAAGATGGGAGCATGTATGGGGATAAAACGAGAGCGTATCAGTTCGACACGGTTATGAGTTTGAAGCCGGTTGATGATAGCGATAAGGAAACGGACGAATTGACGTTCGATCTTGGGTACCAGAAAACGAGGGAGTTGCACCCGGAGAAAACTGCGGCTTGGTATGCGACGGGAAGAGTGTCGCTTTCAAAATCACTCGGCTGGCAATTTCGATCTAAAGCGGTGATCGAAGAGCGAGCGATTGTGGAAGCGGTACAAGGCGGGGAGACATTTACGACGGGAGAGTTGGTCGACCTACTCGGTATCAACAAAATGACGTTAGGGAGGTACGCGAAAGGGAAATGGGCCAAGTACGTTGTACCGGGATCAAAACCCCTTCGCTGGACGATGCCACGTGTTACCGATGATTTTTAGAAAGTGAGGAACAGCAACGCTAAAAGCGGGTAACACTGTAACCCCCTATAATAGGGGGGGTGTTACAGGTACCCTTTTAAGGTTTTGGGTTTTCCCGGTAACAAACTCAGGATTGGCGGTTAGCAATCCCAAAAGAGGATCGGGGTTTCGCCCGCTCTCGCGGACGAGACTAGCTCCGAGAGGAGCTACCCGCCGCTTCCTCCTTATCGCACTCGGTACAACGGTGACATGGAAATTCGTCGGAGCATTGGTGAGTGTTAGCTTCGGGTTCCAATTCGGATTTGAGGTACGCTAACAATTGGCGGGCTTCGTCGTCTGAGATAGCGGTGCACCCTTGTATGCTCTTAATTGTTAGCCGGAACCAAGAGAGGGTGAAGTGGCGCTCGATTGTGACAGTGGGTCCGATGTTAACGATCATGCTAACTCCTACAGGTTTGAGAGAAGGATTTCCGAGATTACCTCGGCTTCGGTAGGGTCGAAAATGATTTGGTGGTGTCCTTGCAAATGGCGATCCCCGATTTTATAGACGCGGACGACGAAGCCTGCATCTTGCAAAGCGTCAATTGCTGCCTCATCGAAAAAATAACGGATCATCCAACGAATGGGAAATGCGAAGCGTCGGTTTTTAAATTGCCAAGGATCATCAATCCCGTCATATTCGGGTGTGGGCAATCTTCTGGCGGCATCCTGGATCGCATCGAGATAATCCATTTCACCCATAAAGGATGAGCACCAGGGACCACATTTCATATTAGCATGTTCGATGCGGTAAACTTCCATCACGTCACCATGCTAGTGTGGAGGTTAGAGATATGCTCAGGTTTGTCGCCTTCTCGCTCAGCGACATATTCACACCAGCCGTTCCATAGACGCTCACAACCACCTAGAGCGGTGCACGTGTCGATATAGGCTTGGATGCGGTGCCAACGTGTGCGAGCGCTGTAGTTCGGCTCGATACGAAATGATCTTGGGGATAACCCGAAGCGAACGATGTTGTGGGTATCGAGGCAACCAACGCGACCGTACAGCAATTGGCAGCAGAAGCCCGCTTTAGCAGCTTGGATGCCGGGGATGCGGAGAAACACCGCCATGAGTGCAGCGTCGTCGTGAGCCTCTTCTGCATCTTGGTATAGGCTGGCAGCGTTCTGGGCGAGATAGGAGAGACCGTTTAGCTTCCAGCCAAAGAATACCATTGCAGGGCGCTCACCCGATCTGGCGGCCTCGGCAGCGTCTCTCAGGTGCACGCGAATTGTACCGATCACAAACTCGCACACCTTTGCAAAGTTATGGGGATTGGCGCGCCCCCATTGGGATATGCGCGGCTGATGATCGGCGAACATGATATCTCCCTTCTAAACAATGCTGCCCACTCATAGGGGAATGGGCAGTGATCTTTAGAAGTGTTTATTCACATTCTGGTTCCCCACAAGGTCCACTTTCCCGCGCACAACGAAGACATCCTTCCCATTTGTCGCCCCGACGCTTTTGTGGTGTGTTACGATCAGGTACGCCAGCGTATTTGGGGAACACTTTATCCCAAGGTGCGGGCTCGCTCGGGTATGACCAAGTTTCAGGCTCAATCTCTTCTAAGCAATGTCCACGTGCAATACCATCCTTGTGTACAACATATACATCTTTCATGTTGGTATATTTGAGTAGGAAGAGGATGCAGTCTGCCACTTGACTGTCAAGCAGGGACGCAACGCGGTAAACAGTGATTAGTTCTTCCTTGCCTCGCCATCCGCCCCTCGCGCTATAGCGGGTGTATCCAAGCACCATATCAGTGAGCAGAGTTTCCCAATCATTGAATGTGTCATTGAATGTACTAACGGGGACAAACTTGTTCACCAAATGGAACACAGTTTCGCGGCCAAGGTCGTCGACGCGGTAAGTTTTCATGGATGCACCCTTTCACCTTCTACTGGAGATATAGAACAGTCTGCTAACTCTTTTAATACACTCGCCCATGCAGTGTTGGTTTAACCCATTTCTCGGTGTTAAACGCTTCGCACGCGCGAATGTACGCTTCGCACCGTTCCTTTGCGGCTGGTAATCCTTTCATGTCATGGGCGACATAAATTTGTTTTCGTGTTGCGCTATCAACCGCATACCCATCGGCGATCTGGCGCAAGGTGTAGATCATGGTGCCAATTCCTTCCATGCTTTGAATTGCTCGCTTAGTGGCATGCCTGCCAGTTCACGGTCGATCTCACGTGTATCACGCAATCCATTAACTCTCAGATTGCGCTCACGCCAAGCCTCGATTTGCTGGCGCTGGTATTCATCCCTCAGTCGATTGGTCATAATCATTAGTGATTACTCCGGTTCGCTGTAAACGATGTCTTGGCGCAAGATTTGTTGTGCTTCTAGCATGCGCACCAATTTCGCGGCCCAATCCGCCGCTGCATTTGGTTTGCCGCAATCACGATAGGCAATTGCCTTTGCTAGTGCTCGGCTCAATTCGCTTCGATCAGCACGCTTAGTCATTGGTGATGTCCTTGCTGATAACATTGATGCGCACTTTGCTATCAGTGCGCACTGTCTTATCAGCTTGTCCGCGACTTACTGTTGGTGCCTACCTCATCCGGGCTGTTCGCTGCACAATCGCCCATCGTCTCGATTGCCTCGCTTGCCTTGCCGGTTATCTCAGCACCCGTTTGCACGGTGCCAGTCGATTATGCCCGCTATCTTTCATCGGGTCGGCTGGCCTGTCGCCTTCTCGGCGTACCTCAGAACGGTGAGCCCGTCTGACAGCGCTGAATATGATCGTCCCAATCGTGCCATTCAACACATTTATTAGTTGAGTTGCATTCAATCATTGAGTGTGTGATGTTAGCATACATGATCTATGATGCATATTATGATTAGGCGACCTATATGAATTATATTTCATGCTAACCTCATGCAAACGTCGTGCCACAAGCGTTCAGAGACCGGGGGTATCGTGCTGGCTGGATGCGTATCGTGCGCGCGAAGGATTTATTGATGATTTCAATGTGCGGCGACGAAAAAATTTGGGATACGCTAACTGTTACATTCACGAAAAATCCAAAAATCGGCCATGCTAACGTTAGCATCCTTGACACCAGACGCTAACTACGCTAACATTCCTGCATGAACACGATCTTAGAAGACAGCAAGCTCGGTCCCGCCATGTCGGCTCTCAACCCTCGACAGCGCGGTTTTGTCATCGCCTATTGTGCCACTGGAGGGACGAATGCCGTAGGAGCGGCTAGAACCGCAGGCTACGAGGGTACAGACGTGTCCCTTCGCGTTCAAGCCCACCGGCTGGCGCATTCCGAGGCGGTCCAGGCAGCCATTCATGAAGAAATTGGGCGAAGGCAGCAAGCGATAGCTCCGATGGCTCAAACGAATATCGAGCAGTTGGCAAAAAACCCTAATAGCAAATATCACTTTGAAGCGAACAAGCTTATCCTGGCGATGTCAGGACACTCCGCAGTGCAAAAATCCGAGCACAAGGTCACTCAGGAGCTTACCACCAAGGAAATGATCGAGGAAATCCGAAAACTCGGCGCTACCCTGGGGGCAAACGTCGTCAAATCGCTCTTGCCACCCACAATC